AACACTTGATCAGTAGTTTGATCAACTACTAGTTCTCCTGGTCTGGCATTGCCGTTGTAATTTTCTATTGTTACTTGTGCATTGTCTTTCATCACTGCACGGCTGATGCCAGTTATATCACTGTATGGTGGTGGTGGATTGGCCATTTATCGAGGGTAACCTTTGAATGCCTTTACAGGACTTTTTGTTTCTACAGATGCAGGTTCAGTGCTATCAGAAGTTGACACTAGTCGTTTGCCACCAGGGGTGTTGGTCATTGCCAATGCTTGATCGATCACTTGTGCTATGCTGGAATTCATCCCAGCAACCACACCGTGTTCGCCAAATGTCGTCTCTGCTGACCATTCGGGAAAAGCATGATTGAGACCATCTGTGCCGGCGTCGCTACGGGCTCTGGCCATTGCCAAGCCAAATCTATAGTTGTCGTAAGGGTCAGCAGCACTGAGTCCAGGAATCACATAAGTGTAGTGCATGGGATTGGCCTGCTCTGGCGGCAGATTTTTTTGTTCGCCCAGGAATTCACAGGCTCTCATCTGGGGTATCCTTGGAATGATTGCACTGGGCTTGTGGTGTTGGTTGATTTGACTTCCTCACTGTCCATGTCACCCTTGTTTAAATCTTTATATTCTAATCCAGCAGCTTTGTATGCTAAAATCAGCATATCTTGTTCTTCTTGGGTGTAAGGGTGTGCTGTGTTGTGTTTGCCTACCCAACTTTCGGCATCCATTTCTATTGGATTTACTCCATCACTACTTGCCACGGCCATCATCAAACGATTTAAATCATATAGCCTATCATAAGTGTCTATTTTTTTTGAAAAAATATTTAAACCGCGAGTTGACTGTTGACGCCGATGGCCAATTTTTCCCAGGGCTTCTGCAACAAACTCTGTGGCTCGCACAATTACTGTCCAGCGGCGTTGTAAACACCTTGTTGGGCCGAGCTGGCTGTGCCCAGTTCTAATGCTGTAAACGGGCCTCCAACAATGGTTACTTTGTTGCCAGCGCCTGAGTATGTTTGATACACAGTGTTAGAAGGAATATTAACTGGAACTGTGTATAAATTACCCACGGCAGCCGCTGTGCCCAGTGCAGTTGCATACACCTGTAATGTTACTGCATTAGCAGTTGTAGTAATTTCCAACTTGTCAGTGTACACTGTTGTGTTACTCAGTGTTGTATATACATTAGCCATTTTATTTTCCTTTGTTTACCACGCACGGCATGACCAATATCGTGCCTTGGTTCTAGGACCTGGGTTGTCACAATTATGTCTTGCTCTAAAACTTTTTCTACGGCCCGGACTAGACTTTTTAATTCGCATGTTGGGATCGCCAAAGTTAACTTTTTTAATGTTTCCAGTGGCAGGATCTTTAACATACACTTTGGATTTCTTTACATCGCCAGCCATGGGCTTGCCCAACGGCACTTCACGTCCGTGATACTTGGCTTCATCCATGTCGTCTTCGCCCATGCTACCACCGTAGCCCATTGTTTCCAACACAACATCTTCAGTTAAATCTTCTAGAGGATCTACAAGTTGTTGCCATTCGTCCAACACTGTGATGATTTTGTCAGTGGCTGCCAACAGTATTCCATCTTCAGATGATTCAAGAATATAAGTTTCAATCAGTGTGCCATTGGCCAGCTCAAACGCAAAGTCATCGCCGGCAGCCGGCGTGTTCAGCCATTGCTCACTTTCAGAGATGTATTCGCGAAATGATTTCATGATGCTTTGTATGCGTTGAATAATTTAAACAAGCTACGCTCTAGTGTAACATTCTCTTCCATGGTGCTGGTGCGTTGACGTTGACCAGCAATTACAGGAATAGTTGTTTGACCAGTGGACTTGGGACCGTTTAGTCCACCTGAATATTGCATGGCATTGGGACTTGACTCTGCATTAGTAGGCCAATCAGGAGCATTTTCAGAAGCATTTTCAGAAACATTTTCATCAGAACCGCATGTTGGGCAAGCTGCTTCTGGTTCTTTATGCATGCCAGCCAATCTTAGCAATTGTGCCAAGTTTTCAGCTTCTTCTCCGTCTGCACTGACTGTGATAGATTTGTTTCCGTCGGAATTTACATTTACGCTGACATTCATGCCTTCGGTAATCATACGTTCGACTTGACTATTGATGCCTTCATAAACACCTTTGCCAAAACTCATGCCGCCCGACTTGGCCTTGCCACTGGGGGCAGCAGTTGCAACAGATCCAGAAGTTGTTGTTTCTTCAACTTCTTCTTTTTTCCCGCTGACTTTTTCTGGCAAGCCTTTTTGTTTGGTGCTGGCAAAATCTTCAGCGTCTTTTTTCTTCATAGTTTTAGCAACTTTACCAACTTCTTTTGAAGTGGCTTTTTCGCCTTTTTGTGTGGCATGAACCATGCCCATAAAACGTTGTTGCTTTTTGCTTACTGCTTTTTCATCCAGCTCTTCGCTGTCATCTTGATCTGTTTGATTCTGCATGTAGTCGTCCACTGCAGTCATCATGCCTTCGATCTTGGCCAACTTGGCTTGTACCCATTCTGGCAAGTTGTCGTTGTCGCCTAGTATTTTTTCCAAGGCTTGTGCATGACGCACAATAGTCTTGATATCGTCTTTGGCCATTTCGCCTTCTTGATCATATTCACCACGATCTACAATATCGTCTTCACCTTCTTTGACGCGGCCGCCTTTGTGTTTATAGGCCTTGGCAGTCACACGCTCGGGTTTCTTCTCTGGACCTGCTGGCCGACCTTTTCTTTTTGGCATTCCGTCATCGGCTTTTTTATCATCATCATGGTCACGCGATCTAGCATGGTGGCGCAGACCTGTTTTAGTTTTTTCAATTTCACCACCTGTGGAACTGCGCTTGCGCTCGCCAGTTTTCATACCTGAGGTGCTATGGGCACGGTCTTTGACATCTTTCATCATGTCATCCCAACCTTCTTCCATTTCACCACGGCGTTTGTTCTTGACATGACCTACAGCAGATCTCATTGCATCTGCTGCAACATCACCTAACATTTCGTCAACTTCTTTTTTGGCACCAGCGATTTTATCAGCAAAGGTAATTTTGTTTGCAGGTGGTGCCAGCTTGGCAAACTTCTTTAGTTGTGGGGCGTTTAATTTTTCGCCCAATCCTGTTGTATCAGCTTCTTTGACAGGATATTGTTTGCCACCTACATTAATTTTTTCACCAGGTTGAATCCCGTCAGCTTTGGCCTTGCGAACTGCATTGCCAAATGCATTACCTTCGTCGGTCATGCCCTGACTCTCATCATACTTGTCATACTTGTTGCGAATGTTGCTCATGGTTTTGTCACTGGCATGCTCACGGCCAGCTTTTTGCAAGGCCTTCATACCTTCATCGCCATATTTCTTTTTACCAATGGCTGCTTGGAAGGCACTTTCTTCCATACTGCCGTCTGAATTAATTTTATGCATGGCGGCACTTTGTTGTGCGTTAGCATACCTTTGACCTCTTTCTGGATACATCGGGTCTTTTCCATAAAATTCTCGCTGTTTTTTAACTTCTTTGTTCATTATTCCTTTGTGCGCATCAATCGCTGCCTGGCGGTCCGCTGGATTGTTAGTGATGTTTGCTTTTAGTCCTTTTGCCTTGGCGCCAACAGTTGCCATAGTATCATTAAATTTGTCAAACCTTTTGGCCAATGCACTACCCAGGCCTTCGTCTACGGACTCTTCTTCAACTTGGCCTTTGGCTCGCATTTTTGCCAACTGTGCACCAGCAATACGAGCACCTTTTTCACCACCGCCAGTTTTTTTGGCCAAGGCTGCAAAACCTGTTGTGGCATTGTTGTGCTTGCCCATGTCGCGCTCGTTCAGTTGCTCAGATTCTGGTTTAGCACGAATGCCGTCAAGTTTTTTATTTAAATCGTAGAAAAAATTGTCCATTTCATTATCCTCTTGGTTGTGCGCCAGTGGCTGGCTTGGGTGATCGCTTCATTGTGGTCATTGGGCTCTTAACGCCCTGTGGCAAATCATTTGTTGTTTGTGCTTTTGGTGTTTTGCCGCCAGCTACAGTAAAATCACTGCGATAAGCATTTTTTAACACTGCGTGATCGTAAGGACCGGTGGCATAGTCTTTGTATAGGGCTTTTTGTTCTTTGTCTGGAGCAGGGTAATCTGTATCAGTCAACAAGTCTTTGTTTTCTGCTTCAATTTTTTCACGCTCTGTGTCTATGGAATTTTCATATGCGGCAGTCAACATAATCACACGGTTAGGATCAAATCCCAAGATCTGTGCCAGTTGTTTGATCTGTGGCTCAATGGCAGGATATCGAAATTCTACATCAACACTGGTAACACGGTCATTTGCAAATGCAGGAAAATCAGCTGGTTTTAATTGCACTGGTGTAATTTTTGGTGCAGAAACTTGAACAATATCAAACTGTTGCATTTTTTCTTCAAGATTTTTCAAGAAGTCTGGAGGTGTTTCACCTACCATTTTAATGCGATAGTGATAGGTTCTTTGACTTTCCGCTAGATATTCTTTGAACTGTTTCATAATAATTCCCTATATGATATTTATGCGTCTTTGGTCTTTTGGTCTCTATTACCAATTAACCGTTCCAGCAAATCGTTACGACTGAGTATTTGTCCGTGTGCAGTTTCCACTGCGGTTTCTTCCTCACGACCCTGATCCAGCTTGACTTTTTTAAGTTGTAGATCAATCATTTTTAATTTTTTGTTTAATTTGGCAGTCTTGGCTGTCAGTGCATGTCCTAACATTTGGCTGGCCACTGCAAATATTTCTGCTGAATACCTTGAGTCCACATTGAATCCTAGATCCATTAGGTTATCAAATGTATCAGTTGCTTTGGTAGCCAGTGCATCCATTTCTTCATCGCTGGCATCTAGATTACGCACTGCAGGTAGTGCTGCATCGATCTTATCAATGGTATTGTCTATGTCTGTTATGGCTGACTGCGTTTGTTCAACAGTGGGTGTTTCTTCTGTAGTCGGATCAGAAGGCGGTAAATCAAATAATTCTTCAAGTTTTCTCATACCCATATTTACCGTGAGAATTGGCGCTTATCTTTTCTTAGCACCTTGATGGAACATGTCATCTTCGGTTATTACGCGAAACACAAGACCGTTTCGTCTACACCATTTGGTAGCTTGATCCCATTTGGCATAGTTTAGTGCCACAACCGCACGATCCCTAGCAGATGCTTTGCTTTCTAGTACGCTTTGTTTTTTGGGTTTAATCTCAATTACTTCAGCTTTCACAATATTATCTTTGGTGCGGTAGGTGATCAAAAAATCTGGAATATAAATGCTTTGCTTGCCTGTGATGGGATTGCGATATGGTATTGATATACTTTCACTAGCCCATTGTAATATGCTGTCATTGGTGTCTAGGAAATGCATAAAACTCATTTCCCACCCTGATCTAAATCTTGGAGTATTTTTACCCACATACTTGTTGGGATTTTGTACTTGATATGTACCTTGGCGGTAATTGGCCATGTTGGTCAGGCCTGTATATTTCTAGCCACGTAGTAGTTGGGAATACTAGGAACATTGATACCTAGCAGTGTGGCAGGACTTCTAAGACCATTGAGATAATAACTCAAAGTCAGTGTCAATTGAGGCTGGCTTTGTCCTTGTATTTGTTGCAACAGCGTCAGCACAGGAATTTTTGATTGTTCAGCAACTCTGAACAATGTCACTGTGAAATTGGCTGCTGCGTCAGCAGTGCTGAACACACTGCGAAAATAACTATTGACCACATCATACTCATCCGCTGGCACATCTTGTGAAAAACTGTAAAAACTGTCAAACACCCGCACTGATAAATCAGTGTTGGTATTGATTGCGTTAACTGTGCCCATGATTATCATGCACCTCCTGGGCCGCCCGGATTATTTGGATCAATACTTAAATTTGTTGTTTGTCCGTACTCTCCTGTCACTGGAATAGGTGGCAATGGAAAAAATGCGCCGCCACCTGAATTTTGTATTTGTTGGATTTGTCCAGGCAAACTGCCTTGCGCTATGCTTTGAGCGTTGTTGTATGCAGTTGTTGATACTCTACTAGGACCACGTTGATATGTGTTGATGTTGACTCCGGCAGTTTGCACTGCACCTCTGACATTTTGTGAACCATTGAACCCTGATTGGACCGCTTGTAAATCTTGAACATAACCAGTTGTTGCAACAGTGCCGCCTTGTAAAAATACAGTATTGGTGGAACCTGCTCGTGCAATAGAACTAGGTGTGGTATCATAATGTGCTGGATCAGCAAAACCAAGAACATTGTTGCTGGGAGTCTGACCGCCCACTGCGCCAGAATAATATTTCACTGTTTCGTAGCGTATGCTCATTGTGTGTTGTACTGTGCCGTTGCCTTGGCTGTAGTCATATGTGTCATGCTGCCATCCAGTGATTATTGGATTGATCAACGTGTATTGTGCAAACTGTTTGTTGGCAAGACCATATATGGTTATGTCATTAAAAAATGGTGGCTTGCTGGCTGTGGTACTAGCAGTGCTCTGGCTTGAATTGTTATAGGTCTCGCCTATGTATCCCCAATCACTGACAGCCCGTGCGCTATTGTAGATATCACTGGTGTTATAACCAAAGCCATTGACATTGGTAGCAGATTGACCAGAGGTGCCGGGTTGGTTTGGTACATTGTTGTAGCCTTGACTGGGGTCAGCATAATAATAGCTGTAGTAGTTGTACCACATTGTTCTAATTAAATCGCTGGTATCATCGTGAAACGTCAATGTTACAGGATCATAATTGATTTTGGTCTGTACTAGCCGCTTGCGGTTGTACTGATTCATAACATCAACTTCAAATGTGTAACTGGGCAATTGAGCAGTTTTAACTAGTACACTGACACTTGAAGAATTACCAGTACCAAATAAATTACTTAACGCAGGTATGCCTGCAGTGTTGATGTTAAAATAAACATGGAATAGATATTTGAGCCTGGGTGTCAGTGCATAGTTATTGGTCCTAAAGACCTTTGACGCATGTCTATAATCTTTAAGACCAGAAATACCATTTACAGCCTGGCCAGCGGCGAATCCTTGAAGCAGGTTTTCAGCAAAACCCACTTTTTTTAGCCGCCTATGCTGGTAGCAACGTCGCCATTGGTTCTAAGAATCGGAATACCAACGCCACCACCACCGCTAGGCCCTTGGATTGCATTGTCATATCTGATTGTTAAACTAATTGTGGCTGCTTCATTTGAGCCATAATTGAAATCGTTATAGTTAACAGTTTGAAGATAGCATCCCAACAATTGCCACGACTCTAACGCTATTGGTGCGTTAACACCATTGCCACCATCAAGCACTTCAAAAAAGGTTAAGAATTTATAATCAATACCAGAAGCCGCAGAACTCATTTCTGCAAAATCCAATTGTTTCTGCAGTTGCTCACCAATTAACTGACTGACTGCACCATCTGCACTATCACGTATGTTGCATGTAACGTCAGCCCAGCTGTATTTTCCAGCTAATTTAATAGTACTGTTATATACAGGAAGATCAATATTTTCAAAAGTTACATTGGGTCTTGTAAAATCTACAACTTGTTTGGTAAGATCTGTAGTGAACCCGCCTACGCCAAGATTCTGAAATGAGACTCTGAATCTATATTTCAGCTTGGGCATTATCAAGCCCTGTGTTGGACTGCTCTGGTCGTTGGCCAGAGGCACTGTCATTTTTGTTAGTGATGATGTAGCCATTTGTGTTCTATCTCCTGATACGTTTATTTATGGTAAAAAGGTCGGGTAAATTTTACCCGACTTTCTTAGGCTGTTGTTTGTGCAGCAATGGTTCCTGTGTTTTGTATGCGCAATGGTATGTAGATAAACTCAATTGCTTTGACTGGTTCAATTGCAATATCCACGTATAACTCATTGCGGTCAATTGTAGCAGGAGTATTGTTAGAAAGATCGCACACAACCAAGTAGTCATAGATACCACGTTTGTTCACAAGATCAATCATCAAACTGGTCACTGAGTTAGTAATTTGTGCACGAGTGATTGAATCATTGGGTTCAAACAAGTAATTGTTACCAATTAGTTGCAATCTGCCGCGCAAATAAGCTACTAAACGTGCTACGTTAATGCGGTCTAATGCAGTTGTAGTTGCTTGCAGTGTGAGATTACCAAAGTTAGTAATACCAACGCCTGGTATAAATGTAATTGGATTAATATCATTTTGATATAGCGTATCGCGCAGTCCTTGATTTATAGTATTGCGTGTATACTCACCAGTTGTGGCATCAATGAATCCTAGGCTAAACGCATTGTCTACAACTCCACGTCGTGTGCCAGCAGGTGCCAACCACGGATAGCTCACACTATCACTACGGATAATTGTGCGTACCATCATGTGACTAGGTGGTTGCACCACTGAATTTCCACTAAGGTCAGTTGTTTGGCAACTAGGATAAAACGTTGCCGCATATGAGTCATTGGTTGTTAATCCGTCGCCTGCAGGAATTCCAAGTCCATTGTTGTTTGTGGCCCATGTAACAACATCGGTTGGACTTAGTCGCAAAGGAGTATCAACCACCACAAATCCAGTGTCATTACGATCATTGTTAAGTGCAACCATGTTTGATGCCAGCTCTGGATACTGAGGGCATGCAATCAAATTGAACACATTTTGATTTTCACGTATTGTGGTATTTGAATCAATGCCGGCTTTGAGTGCTTGTACAATCATTGCTCGTTGTGCTTGGCGTCCCATATAAGGGGATCCATCTATACGCAACCCACTAGCAGTCAGCCAAGTGCTGGTCACTGTTGGTAATGTGTCAGGTGGTGGATATGAAGTGGCATTGAAATAATTGGCTTCAAATTGTTTTACGTTGTATCCGGATCTGCGTGTGTTAAACAACAATATGCCCTGTGGATACAGTGCAGGGTCAGGTGCATCTAGATCCAAATAATCACTGGTTAACAAACTAACAATGCTAGGAATTGGATCAGTGACTGGATCTGTGGTTCCGTTTGGCGCCCATCGTGCATCAGCAAATAACACACCGTTTTCTGTTGTTTGATCAGCATTACTGAGTGTAACCCATTGATCTTGACCGTCAACATCTTGCCAACGATTAATCAATGGATAATTTTCTAAATCACTGGTATCGATCCACAAATCACCATATACCAATGGACTAGCAGATGAATTGTTTTGGGTTGTCGGTGCAGTAGGGCTAAACTGTGGCCCAGTGGCATTGGTTTGACTTAGGTCATATCCACGCACGTCTGGATTGGCATTTTGATATCCTACCCACACACCATTATCACTGATCATGATATCAGCCTGATCTATGGCAGAATAATACCATAGTTGACCAGATGCTGGATCTTGATTTGGTGCACTGTTACTA